AGTTTTACTCTCGTGATATTCGGTTTGAAAGGGAGGCTGGTTTGAGCTTAAGGCAACTCATCAAGCGTGATGTTCATGGTGTAAGAACCAAGTCGGGAGTTCCTGCTGAAACGCTCCTTCAGGCCTGCCCCTGAAGCCGTAATATTGGAGAGATAGACACCAACTGGACTATAGTGCCCAAGGACATGACCGGCTGGCGCACCTTCGTCTTCCGTAGGAATGTGAATATTCCCGTAACGGAATGTCACACCCTGGGTGCCTGTATGTGAAGAAGTTGTACAGCTCACAATGGAGGCATAGTTGCTGGTTGGAAGCCCGTTAAACTGCGGATCAAGAACCGGCAGTTCCATGTCCAGGTAACAGAAGTTGAAATATCCAGATCCAATCCAGCGAAACCCCTGGAATGCACGGTAATCTGTGTCATCTGTTCCATGAGAGTACTGCTCGAACGTCACCTTGCGATGAGCGTCTTTGTGACCAGTAATCATCAGGTAACAGTCACGCGCAAATACTGGCTCTGTCATGTGGTAGTCGCTCAGCAAGTAGATATAGCCACGACCATGACGAGGAACCAGATCAGCAGCTTTTGCCATGCGCCTGAATGGAGCTTCAGCTGATCCATCATTCTCATCAGAGCCGTTCACCGCATCCACGTGAAACGTTCGCTGAAGCTCGGGCGCGACCTTCAGAATTTTTTGGATCTCAGCATCGTGCTGCGAGTAGGTTTCCCGGACGGCTTGAGTCAGGGCTGTGGTGGATTTGACCACCTCATTCAGGCTTTGTGTCAGGCTCATTGCAACTGATCCTTTTCAATAGTGTGGCGTTGAATGGTGAGAAGTGAGGATGCAAGAGACGCACCCAAAATAAGCTGCTCGGTGCGGGTGTTCGTTTGGTGGTCAGCCATGCCTTCCAGCACCTCAATCCGGCGCAGCAACTCGGCCTGACCAGTCTGAGCAATGGAAAGCGCCTTGCTCAGACTGCGCACGGTATGATTGAGCTGAAAGTTTTCGTGTTGCAGAGCAATCATAGAGGTGGCTGTGCCCGCAAACTCCTCGCCAAAGAAGAGCTGAAGGTCCACATCACCGGATACTTGAATGACGTTTTGCGGAAGCCCAGTGAGGGCAAGCACAAAGGAAAAAACAATCGGTACGCCTGGGGTGTATTGAGCTAATGGCGTGTCAGGGTCTGACCATACGGCCAGCAAGGTGCCGTCCTCTAACATCACACCAAGCTCAGCCAGTGTGAGCCCGGTGTTCCCGTCAATCTTGGCCGTGATCTCCATCTGAAAATCATCCAGATAACGAGATCCAATTATCTCGGTACGGGCTTTCTCTGATTTTAGACTGTTCTCATTGCCTGTTGGCGTATAACGCGAAGTGCCAAAGGCCAGGTGTGTGATCCTGGCATGAAGGCCAGCGTCTGAGGCATCAAAGATGGATCGCATGCCAGCGCGCGTAAGTGTTGGATTAATGGCCTTAAGGCTCATGTCAAAAGCTCTCCATGAAGTGAAAGAAAGGAATGCCCGCGACCAGTTGCGGCACAACCAAGAACGGCCCCTATTTGCGGGAGAACCGGCTCAGCTGTTTGCGCCACGAAAGCAACACCACGCGCCATTGTGCCTGCGCTCAGCGTTGCACCGCTTTCGGGCAAAACCGTTGCGCCCATCGGTTGTGTGAAGGCGTTGGAACGGCCCGCTAATCCAAGATTGAGCGTACTTTCAAATTCCGCACCAAGCTCAAAGGTGGTGCCCTGTGACCAGCGCTTGGTAGCGTCCACCATGGTCAGAGCAGCCCTCTGGACCTTCTCATTGAGCAGCACTGCTTCATCTTCAAACAGATGCTCATTGGCGTAGACGGTCAGGTTGTGGGTATCGTGCGGGCCTTCCGGCTCTTGTTGCCACCAGTGTTCAAAGTGCGGGCGAATGCCAATCAGTGACAGGCCGAGGGCCACACCATCGTCGGTGCCTTTGTCCTCGTGCAGCTTCCACACTTCATCAATCAGGCGGCGCACCGCTTCCTCCGGCAGACCGTCTTCTGCAATGAACTCGTCCAGTGAGCGGTCATGGATTGCCAACGGCAAGGCTTCTGTTGAGACCTCATCGGAGTTGCGCTGCATCAGGACAGAAAAGTCGAATTCCGCCGCCATGGCCTCCAATGCATCCACAAAGGCACGGGAGCGCTCTTCATTGATACTGGAGGAAATCAGCGTGTGCGGGAAACGGCGATCCGTCATGATGCCTCCGCCACAAGGTCCACATCGCCAATCACGGCAAACTGGGTTTTGCCAAGCTGGCGAGAGGCCAAATTGCTCACATGCAGATCCACATCCACCACGCCTTCTATGAGCCGAACGGCAGGTGTTAAAGCAGACAAAGCCAGATAGTCACCCAAACGCTGCGACCAGATGAGACCGGCCTTACGAATGGCCTCCTCTGAGGCAGCGTGGGCGGCTTCAAAATCTCCATTGACCTTGAGTGGGCCGGTGATGTGAATCCTTACCAGCTCGGCTGGATGAACGCTCAGTTCATCGCCTTGCGGGCGTTTGCTTTGTGGGTCCAGATAGGCTTTAAGGTCCGCGCAAAACTGGACACCAGGCACGCCGGAGGTCAGCAGCACATAAAGCGCAATGCGTCCCGGTTCTGGTCGGATCACTTCCACATCTGCAATGTCCGGAGAAAAGGCGCGGGCCTGCTGACGATAGCTTTCCTTTGGTCCGGCCTTGGAGATACGATCATGAGCTTTAGCGGCGCGGTAGAGTAACGAGCTGTCGTCTTCTGCTGTTGTGCCGCCTGCGCTGGTCGTCGTGTTGGTCACGCTCACATCGGGATAGCCTGCAGAGATTTGCGTGATCTGGCCGGGGAGCAGGCCATTGGCCTCCGGCCCCGGTTGTGTTGCCGTGGCGCGGCCACTTAATGCGACTTTGCCTGCCTTCAATACCTGCTGGTCATCCAGCGCAAATGAAACTTCTCCGGCGCTGATTTCCAGCCCACGGGGCAAGATAAGGTCGGTTCCTCGTGGGGTCTCCAGTGTGAAGGCAAGCTCCACCCGTGCAGGTTTGGATTTGAGACGAAACGTGCCGTTGTTGGCGGCGGCCACATCCAGTGAGTGCCCCTTGGCAAACAGCAGCCAGCGCTTGTCGGCGGCATCCTGGCCTTCTTTGCCCAGCAGCGACAGGCCGTAGGAAAGTAGGTTGATGAGCAGCATCTCATAGTGAGCCGGATAGAGCTTGCGCTGTGGCCCGTCCGGGTGGGTTTCCCACCACGCCACCAGCTTTTCCTTCCAGGCTTTGGCCGAGGTGGTGAAGTGCTGCGGTGGTCCGCGCCGGATCAGCTCATCAGTGGTTAGGGTTTTGATGAGGTTTACCATCACTCAGCCCTCATCAGATCAACATCTGTGCGCTGAATATCGGAAAGTACATCAGAACGTGGACGCCAGAAAATGGAGGCTGCGAAATAAGCAAGGCCGAGTTGTTCAACGTCTACGCGGTCAAGCAGAACACGCGGCTCCCAGCGGGTAATGCCCTCCCAGATCTCTTTGGAAATGCCCGGAATGGCTTTTGCTGGCACGCGGTCAATATAGCTCAGAGCATCGCAGAATTGCTCAGGCTCAGTAGGCACAGAGAGCTTGGGCGTCAGGCAGATAATGCGGATGGCCTGGGCCAGATCATCAAGCCCTTCGACCGCTTCATTCCACGGCGCATCGTCTTCCTGCGCTAACTTAATCTGCCAATGGAGGGGATCTAAAACCATCGCCCGCAAACATCCTTGCTAAAACTTCTCGTTGTAGGCAAGGTATCGTGCGGGCGTGGATCAGGTTACGGAAGTGTTCCGTAAATGGAATAGAATTAGTTAGCTGAATTACTAAGACAAAGATTAGCCAGCAGACTGAGCAAAACCGCCTACGAACCCACCGATTAGCGCTCCAAATTTTCCATATTTTTCTGCACTAATATCGCCATTGCTATTATCAATTTCTTCTTCAATAGTGCTTTTATCTAATGCATCAAACTTCTGGGTTTGGATCAACGATATTCCATATGATGTCAGTTGCACACCGATATGATGAAATGAGCCGCTTAGCGTTTTATTGTTCGAGCTCATAGAGATTAACCCCTCTCGTTCCATCCAATCGAGAACATCAGAAAAGATTTGAAATTTCGCTTCACCCTCAAGAGAGGTACCTTTGTAAAAATCCTGAGCTTGGTTAGATGAAATATCGGTCTTTGAAAGGCCTTTTTCATAAAGAAAATGGAGTATTTTACCAACCAATTGCTGATGTAACTTCAGGTTTGACATAATAATTCCCCTATAACAAAATATTTACTCTTTTAGCACGTTAACTTTAGAGATAATCGCAATGGAACTCAAAGAATTTGTGACACAAAGTCTTCAGCAAATACTAGAGGGGGTTCGAGAAGCCCAAACTGTAGAAGGCGGTGACAACATCAATGCAGGACTTCAGGGTATCAAGCTCGACGGTAATTTGATTAACGGAGGTACATACGGTGTCTTTTCGGTGGTTGAGTTTGATGTTGCAGTTAGTGCTGAGCATAGTGGAAGTGGAAAAGCAGCCCTAAAAGTTTTTGGAGTTGGTGTCGAAGGTGGTGGGCAAACCGCCGCAAGCTACGCAAATAAGATCAAATTTAGTGTGCCCGTGAGATTACCAGATGGTGATCCATCGAGAGTGCAGCAACAAACCGCAAAACGGGCTGCGCTACCACGACAAACAAAAGCACTAAGCGGCAGAAATAGGTAGATTAAACCACCACTCCCGTCTGCGCAGGCCCCGGCGTAATATCCTTATGCTTATGCGTCTCACCCACTTCTTTGCCGTTGTGGGTGACGCTGTCACCTTCCATCTTTATCGTGCCCTTAAGTTCAATCAGATCCGCCTCAAAAGTGATCTTAGGCGCCCCTTTGACCCTCATCTCACCAGTGGTCTTGTTGTAAAAAATCTCCAGCGGCCCGAATACTTCATGGACGACATTCGGATCATTTGAAGGTGGGGCATCTTCATCAGACCAGACAGCCCCACCAATCACGCCATCCTCACCATAGGCATCCAGCAGGCACCAGACTTGAGTGCCGACTGCGGGCATATCGTAGCTCTTCTGCCCTTTGGTATTGCGCTGGCTGACAGAAAGCCAGGCAGATGCATTGCCGTCTTCGTCCTGAAACTCAACCTGTGCCCGCCCGTCTTTTCCGTGCTTGGTTAGCGTGCCACGCTTAAACGGGCTGGAGCTTTCACCGTCAGTTATCCTCGACATCGAAATTTACACCTTTGTCTTTTCTTCGAAAAAATCGTCTTAAGTCAGGTACTAAGAGCACGCCGATAACTGCACCAATTGCCGCGAATAATGCTGTGCCAGCGAAGGCGGTCCCAAGCATTGCTACTCCAATGCTGCTTCCTAACCATGCTCCGACACCACCACCGATAGACCCGCCCGCAATTCGCCCCTTGGACTGATAAGCTTTAGATTGGAGCGGTCGGGCAAAACGGCTTTTAAAATACTCCATTTTCAGGAATCCTCTCTGGCTATAGGTTGCACTTAGACCTCTTGCATATCTGGATTCCTGAAACTGCGAACTACTCAAAACAGGGTTGGCGAGAGTGTCACAGAAACCTAAAATGTCTGTCCTTGCGGTTTCGAAAGATCCTGCACCGGCTCATCAAACAGCCCTGAATCACTACCGGACTTCGTGCCTTTAGCAGAAGCCTTGCGCACCTTGCCGTCCTGGCGGATCGCCTTCAGTTCCAGCTGGGTCGTGTACTTGCCGCGTGAGATCTTGTGCACGGCTTTGTGCACCAAATAAAGGGCCGCGTATTTTCCAAAGGTTGCACCCAGAGCGACAACTTGTCCGGCAATCATCAGAGGATCACCTACCACAGTGAGGCCTGCTACCAGGCCATCTTCATTGGCTTTGGCAAGGCGAGACTTTGCGATGGTTTTAGCTTCTGTCTCATCTTCCACGCGTTCATCTATGGTGAGCGTATCGCCGGACTTGATGGAAAGATCCTGCGCCTCTCCCGTGATCAGTTTCTTTTTTTGGCCGTGAGTATAGGCAACCTTGGCTTTGCTGTAGGTCTGGTGCGTTTTATCGGTGGCCTTCCAATTGATTATGGTTGTGCCATCCGCCAGCTCGAAAGTGATTGTTGCCTCACGCTTTTCCAGATCATCGCGTTTATAAAATACCAGCTGCTTGTCTTTGATGGCAAAGAAATAGCCGTAGTCTTCAGCAAGGCGCTTGAGGAACTGGAGGTCGCGCTCACGGCGCTGGCGCTTATAGCGAAACTGAATCTCTTCGATCTTGCCTGAGACCGTGTAGCCAAGCCCCTTGGCAATGTCTTCAATCACCTTCTTGAGCGTGGTTTTCTCAAAGGCCTTTGATTTTTTGGTGCGCTGCTCGGAGCTGTAATAAGCTGAGGTGGCTTTAAAACTGAGACGGTCATTCAGCCGTGAGCCTTGCGCTTCAGGAATGTCCACCTCAAACTCGCCGCAGGGCATGGGTGGAAACCCTTGATAACCAATACTTGCGATGACCTTATCGCCTTTCTCCGGTCGCCATGGACCACGCCACAACCCGCTGTCGTCGCGCAAAGTGACGGATACCTCATCCGCTTTGCCATGTAGGTTATCTGTCCAGGCAAAATCAATCAGATGCGGGGCAAGACTGTCTGCCACTTCCACGCCGTTGATCTTGAGAGAAAGAAATGGTTCACGCAGATCCATAACCTAGCCCTGCGCGGTGCCGCGCTTCCAGGGCGGCAACAGGTTTGTGTCCAGCGGATCTTGTTCAATCACTGGAATACGCAAGGTCAGACGCGGGGGCAGGATTGCAGGGATCTTTGCGATTTCCTCCGGGAATAAGTGACGGTTCTCTGTGATCAGAAGGTCCATCATTTCCGGGTCACGATAATAAACCCAGGCGATGGTATCCCAGCGCTCTCCAGGCTCGCTCACATGCTCCAGATAATCACCGGTTGTTATTGCCATCACCTGAGCCTCTTAATCAATGGGTTCAGCAAGGCAACGGCTGCACCGGCAATGCCAACACCACCAAGGCTTAAGGCGCTGCCGGGAACTTCCACCAGCTGAATACTGGCAGAGATCCGCACAATGCGCCCGCTCTGAGTGGTCTTATGGGTGGTGCCTTTTAGCTCCTTGATAAAGTAGTGCTTACCCAGAAACCCTCTGCCGCCTGGAATAAACGGCAAGATATTGCCAGCGACTTTAGCAGCAACTAAACGAGCATACTCAGCTTCAGGCCTACAGAAACTCTCATCAAAGAAGAAGGAGAACGAACGGCGGTCTAAGGCTTCTCCGCCCTTCTGTGGTACGGGTTTGCCCCGTACCACTTTGTGCTCGTGGAAATCATTGGCAAGGGTTTCATCTGCCGCCGTGGGGCCTGTCATCACGCTGGTAGTACCCAACTGAAAATCTCCAAGGCTGGCAAAAATCATCTAAAACTCAAGCCTCTTTTTCTCGTCCATCTTGCGCAAAAGAAGGTCCATGAATTCTTCCGCTTTATCTTCCATCACCTCGGCAATTTCTTCTTTGGTAATGGATGCTCCTGAACCTACTGTGATCTGAGGGGCAAAGGTGACGGATATGGTTCCGCCAAAGCCTGAAGCGCCAGACCCGCCCGAACCACCCGCCGCTTGCAGAGCTTGAGCGGGCGGAATGATCGCTTGCGGAGCAGAGGCAGCCAGAGAAGGTGAAACGGTTGCCGTGCTGAGTGTGGCGGCCGCCATGGTGGCAGCGGCGGCCTTGCGCATTGCCTTGACCATAGGCGCGGGTTTGATAGATCCTGCAATGGTCTCACCAAACTTGAGGCGGTGAATATCAGAAAGCGGCCCCATCTTTGCCGGAGAGGATGGCAGATGGTCGCGCAGGATCTGTGTGACCTGGCGCATCTCGTCCACCAGCAGATGAGCCCGTGAGCGCATCCCTTTAGCAATCGTCTCCATCATGCGCTGGCCGTGATAGGCAAAGTCCACACCGCCAAGCATGTTGTCGACTTGGGCAATGGCAGCTTTGCTGGATGCGTGAAGCGCTTCGACTGCCGCGCTGGCCTTTTCCACCTCCGCAAGACCCATGGGCGATTGCTCCTGCTGGCTAAACCCGGAGTGGCCCTCAAGTTGTCGCGATAGGTCCATCATCTTTTGTGCATGAGAGGCAAATTCACCGCTACCAGAGGCAATCGCAGCAAGTTTTTGCTGATAGGTCTCAAGATTCATCTGACCGGACTGCAGGGCCTCTGTGAGCGCCAGACCTTCTACAAAGTCATCAGACCAGCCGTTTTCGGCAACTTCGGTCAGCTGATCAATAAAGCGATCGGCACCCTCCGGGCCGGTCACTGCCGACCAGAGCGAACTTGCCATATCAGCGAGGGATTTAAGGGTCTCTCCAACAGTGGTCGCAAGCGTTTCACCTGCACTGCCGATAGCATCAAAAATGACAGACAATTTCTTCCAGGCAGTGTCTGCAAAGCCTGTCAGTTTGCTCCAGAAGTTTGAGAAGACATCCATCTTTGGCAGCCATGCCCCAGTAAAGAAGGAGATAAGCCCTTCTTTCATCTCCGCAAAACTGGGGAGCTTGAATTCTGGCAGGTTGGGCCAGACCCAATCTGGCAGCCAGCCCAGCTTGAAGAAATCAATGAACGCCTGTTTGATTTCAGTGAAACTTGGCAGCTTCAGGTCTGGAAACTTCGGCCACTTCCAACCTGTAAACGTGGCCTTGATTTCAGCCCACTTGCCCGAGATTTTGGTTTTAAGACCTGTCCAGAACTCGTCAAACCATGCCGTGATCTTGCTCCAGTTGGTGATGATCAACCCAAGAGGCGTCCACTTAAACAGCTGCTTCAGCCCCTCCCATGCGTCTGAGGCTGTTTGCTTGATGCCTTCCCAAAGTTTGCTGAGCCAGCTTTTAATGGTGCTCCAGTTGGAAATGATCATGCCTAACGGCGTCCAGGAAAAGACAGTTTTAAAATGCTCCCAAAGGATGCTTGCTTTGTCTTTAATCCACTCCCAAGCATCCACCAGCCAAACAGAGACCACGTCCCAGTTGTCATAGATAAGCCACGCGGCTGCAGCCAGAGCGGCTACCACAGCCACGACTATCAATATAGGCCAGCCAACGGCGGCAATACCGCTCCCCAACGCAACCAATCCAGCTCCCAGTTGTACAAAACCGGTCACAATCCCTGTAAGCGTTGAAATAATTGGAATGGCAATCATAACAGCTGCGAGATTATTCCAACCGCCCAACATATCTGAAGCCCACTTAAGACCGCGACCAATACTTTTAAGAACACCCCAGAGGGCCACGCCAAAGGTCCACAAGGCTTCCAAAGTTGTAATTATGTTAGCGCTGACTTCATCGGCTAGATCCTGCATAGACCCGCCCGATTTCATAGTCTCGAACCCGTCCAGAAACCCTTGTAGTTTCTCTTTGGCCCAGTCAAATACCCCTGCGTCTGCAATCATAAGCCGGAAATCCAACCAACGCCCCATCAGGTTAGAAACCGTGCCATCCCATGTTTTGGAGAGTTTTTCTGAAGAACCTGAAGCTCTGGTTCCCATCAATTCAACGAGTTTTGAAATCGCCTCTCGGCCAAGTTCTCCATTGGAGGCCATTTCCATTAGAGTAGCAGAGCTTTTGCCGGTTGCTTTGGAGAACATATCCCAGACTGGAACACCACGCTCCATCAACTGATTGACTTCTTCGGCTTGTAGCTTTCCCTTAGCCCATGCTTGACCAATAGCAGTAACAATGCCTTGCAACTGCTCAGCGCCACCGCCACTCATAGCCATAGTATCTGTTAACGCCTGAAGGCTTCCGTTGGTGGGCTCAATTCCAAAGTTTTTAAGCTGCTTATAGGATTCAACAACATCGGGAAGCAATAAGGGGGTTTTATCTGCGAAGGTTCTAATCCACCCCAAGGCCTGTTCAGCTTTGGCCTCAGAACCCTCCAACCCCTCAAGCTGAACCATGTAATTTTCCATCTGTGCAGCTGGTCCAACCACAGTCCCGGCAGCTGCTCCTGCAATCGCACTCGCCCCGGCAAACAAGCCGGTCCCGACCGCTGCCCCACGCGCAATCTTCCCACCGCCGCCTTTGACAAGCGCACCACCTTTTTGAAGACTGGCACTCGCTGTTCTTACTTTTTTGATTGCACGGCTTAAAAACCCGACCTTGCGCACCGCTTCACTTGTCTTACCAACAAAGCGACCCATGGCATCTCTGGCTCGGTTTGTTTGCCCAGCCATGACACCGGCACCTTTAGCAACCGCGTCAGTGGCGCGGGCGGCTTTCTGGGTTGCCTGAGCGACTTTATCTGCTGCCTTAGCGGTTTTGCCCGTCGCTTTTTCTAGTTTTTGGGTGGCTTTGGCTTGTTTGCTCGCAGACTTAACCTGACCCTTTTGCAGTTTGTCCTGGGCTTTAAGTTGCTTTGCCATAAGCGTGTTAAAACGCAGAAGCTTGCGCATCTTTTTCGATGCACGGTCCTTAAATTCAGCGGTAATTCCAAGGCGCATAGCTGTTCCCCGACATCACCGCCGAGAGGCAGCCTCGACGGCTTTGCGCTCAGCCTCAGCCCGCGCCTCATCCAGCGCTACCTGCTGGTCAAAGTGAGATAGGAATTCAATTTCCAGAAGGTCATCAAGGTAACCGGGGGACCATCCCCGGTTGACCATGTAGGTGTGGCACTCAAGCGTTGACAGCGCTAAGCCGCTGCCGTGCTCCCGTTTCCCTCATCATCCTCTTCAAGCTCCTCATCTGAGCCGCCAAAGATTTCGCCCATAAGCTCATTGGCATCTTCCATGGGGATGTAAGTTCGCCAGTCGGCTTCAGAAAGCTTCTCGCCGTCAAAGGTACAGACCTTGCAGATGTAAAGAATTTGCGCCTTGGCGATCTTGTTCTTCGCCATAGCAAGAACCTGCGTCCATGCACCATGCTTGCGGAACTTTGGGAACTCTACGATCACTTGAGTTTGCGGCAGCGTGAACGTTGCATCACCCTGATTGGCTGCCCGGTAGGCCTTTAATTTGCCAATAACACCGGTGTCTTTTGCTGCCTCAGGCTGGGCCGTTTTCTTATCGCTCTGGTTGTCCATGGTGCACCTCTTTCTAAAATCAGGGATCAGTCCTTAAAACGCAAAAAGCCCCCGCGCGATTAAGCAACGGGGGCTTTCAGGTCGCGGTCTATGAAGACCGTTATGAACTTATCTGCGCCACATCTCGCCGGAAGAGTTCCGCACTGAACTGGCAAACACGTCCACCTCAAACAGCGGCTTGTTGCTGTCGTGGATACGCTGGACCAGACGCGAGATAGACAGCTCATGGGTCATCTCTTCTGGATCGCCGTTCTTGCTCTCGCCCAGCTCATGAGCAAAGAAACGAACCTGCAAGATAGTGACCAACGTATAGGATTGCTCCAAATCCGCCCCGTCCGCACTGTTCACGTCCACATACTTGTGCAGCTGGATAGTCTGTGTCTTCGTGGGGTTTAAGAAGGCTTCCTGCAACTCCGGATCCACACTGCTCATGGTGATTTCACCGGTAAGCGCTTCCAGCGTTCTGGTTGGAGCCTTATAAACGGCCACCTGACCCAGTGTTTCAATATCTACCGTCTTCCATTCAATCTTGGGCATTTTGAAAGACTTGGCGAGCCCCACAAGGGTGTTGTCGCCCAGATAAATATCAGAGTTGGTAATCTGCCCAAAGCGACCGCGATAATCAGCCATTGATCATCCCTTTCTTTGCTTAAGCCGCGTCTGACTGGGAAAGCCCCAGTGCATCGGCCAGAAGGTTGATGTTGAGGGAGCGGCGCACGGTGATGGTCTCCATGATGCCGGTCGGGGCAAACTCAAGCGTATAGTGGAACCAGCCGTCAGCTGCATAAGCAGCGCTCATCTTCTCCCGGTCAAAGGCAAACCGGAAACCGGAAAGCTCAGGATCACGACTGCCCGTCTTGCCAATCCCCCAGGCATTGATGGCATCTTCTATCTGCTCAATACGGGGCAGAGAGCCCACGCGATCCTTTTTCTCATCAAGGAAATGCAGAACCGCTTCGTCCAGGACGTCTTGCGTGTACTGGGCGTGGAAGAAGGTCAGCATAGAAGTCTTGGTGGGATAGCCAGCATTGCGGTTACCAGAGGTATGCGGGCCTTTACCAAAGCGCTCTTCAACGGAGATAATCCCGTTAGAACGGGTGACCTGCGTATCGCTGGTGCCGTCACCGGGTACATAAAGCACCTCTTGTGCAGCGCCCTCAATGCCTTTGACAGGCCGGTTGGAGGGGCTGTGGTGATAGCCGTATTCCATCACACTCATGAGCACGGTACCCATCAAGTAAGCAGAGTAATGATCTGCAATTACTTCACCGGCTTGAGCCGAGGTATCATCCAGGTTGACCGTTTCCATCATTGGCCAACACAGGTTGACGCGGGTGTCGTTGGTCTGGAAATCAAACGACCCGCTCGGCCCGCGTGCTTCCACAAGCTGCTGCAAGGTTGCTCCAAAAGGCGCGTCCCAATAACAGCGGGCGCGAATGCGTGCACAAATTGCCGCCATCTCAGCGCGTACACCCGTTAGACCGTCAAAGCCGGGAGCCCCAATGTTCTTCGGGAACCAGCCAAAACGCTGATAACAGGAATAAGCCAGCTTCAATCCGCTTGGATTGCCCATGGCATCAAAAGCACCAATGATATCCAGTGCACCAACCTTGCTTGGGTCGGGCTTGCCTGCCTCATCTTTATGGGTAGCCGGATCAAACACATTGACCACGCAAATGGTGCCGATACCGCGTGTTTGGGACTGCTTGAACATTGCCCGCAGTTTTTGCGGCAGCGTATAGCCATCGCGAAACGGGCCGAAATGCTTAGCAATATCCTTCTCACGCCGAATGATAATAGGCTTGTTGATGTACTTGGCCTGCTTCTCGGGAGCGTCATGCACTTCGTGAATGGGAGCAGTGCCAACCAGAAAAGCAGTCGCCGCCTTCAGCTCACGAACCAGGACACCATCTTCATTGGCATCAACAACCTCAGGTCCAAAAATACGCTCAGCCATTGGACGCCTCCGCAAGTTTTGTCAGGATGCCACCGCAGACCCACGCTGCAATTGTTGGGTGGTTTGATGGCAGCGTGTAGGTTTTACCGGGAGAGAACATGCCCTCAAAGAACACAACATGTTCTCCGGCAGTGTTTTTTGCTTTCAGCTGAACCGATTGCACCGGGCCGCTATAAGCATAATCGCAGAAATGCGCGGGAGCCGTGTCTGTTGCACTCATGGCTCTGGTCCTCCTATTGTGATTGAGATTGTCGTGAAATGGGTAGAACCGGACGACGCGGTCCCTGATGGTCAGAGATACTGCGTGCCTGACAGCTCACTTCCATTTGCCAGCGCCACATGTTCGGGGCGTGCTCCACCAGATCCTCACGCTCAAGCATGAGAGCGCTGGCCCCGACTAATGGGAAATTCTGCAAAGCGGTCCGGCAGCGCTCTAACGCTGTATAGGCTCCATGCTCTCCCTCCAGAGAGGTAAGGCTCAGCGCGATTGCAAAGCGCATGGCACGCGATTGTGTGGTGTGGTTCAGGTTGTTGTCGCTGGCGTATCGTGCCCCGGAATAGTGGACCAAGGCCGACATCTGGAAGTTAGCAAGATCAAATTCCTCCGGCTTGGAGGGAAACCCGCCCACATAAGCAATGGAAGGCAGATAGAGTTTGAGGCGCTCAACAATCTGGTCCTGAAGGTTTTCAATCTGATTCATTGATACCCCTCCAAAACACTGCCTGCACGGCCTTCGTCAAAAGAGGCAGAGACACCGCCGGTTGCAGGCTCTAAGCCTCCGCTCACTTCAAGCCCCAGATCCACGCGGCCTGCTTGAACATCCTTTAGCCAGGACAAACAGTCCCGGTAACGGTTGCGGGTTTCTTCTTCGACCGCGTTGGAGTGATGACGCCGCTCGCGCAGGTAATAAATACCAAGGTCAGAGACAACGCCCTTTAAGGCTTCTGGGGCATCAACGGGTTCAATGGTCTTCAGGGCAGCAAAGCGACCATAAAGATAACCGCCCGCCATAGCTTCAGCTCGGCCAAGCTGCGCTTCCACACGAGGGCGGTCGATATGTCGGCCACCCGCAGAGTTCGGTCCGCCAATCCCGGCAACAGCAAGCAAGTTGCTTTCTTCATGCCTTAAGATGAACTCATCCACCGTTAGGAAGCGCAGCTTTGTCATGGCTCTAACGCTCCTGCTTAAGCCTGTTCGCCGTTTGCGGGCGCTTTGGCCTGCAAGTCGGCATGAATGGCTTTAATCTCATCTGCTGACACATCAAATTTGGTGAGCAGCTCAACGGCCTTCACTTTGGGAGAGCCGTCCTTGGTGAAGTCGGCCTCGGATGTAAGTCTGGAGATGGCCTCAAGGATTGCTGCCTTGCGCTCGTCAGTGGATACTTCAATGGCAGCCGGGTCTGGCGCTTCGGCCTCACTAAGAATGCCAAGGGCTTGCAAGGTCTCGGCCTGTGCTTCTGTCATATCGACGGTGTCGCCCGGTTCATAGCGAGTGCCGTTGTGGCGCAGTGCTGCCAGCACCGGATAGGTGTTTGTCTCAGGGTCCATCTTGGTTACTCCCGATTGTTACAATTGAAATGGAGGGGGATGGGGCTGCATATCGGCCCCACACAGATGCAGGAGCTTTAAGCCGCCGCCGCGTTTTGAATTAAGAACCCGGCCCGTTTGGCGACGATGATCTCTTTGACTTCTTCACCAGAGCGCACCAGCTTACCGCCGCGCAGACCCATATTTGCAGGCAAAGTACCTGCCACCTTTTTGCCAAACTGCGCGGTGAAGCCGAAGGTCAACCCGCCGCTGCTATCAGCTGCCCTGTTGATGAATTGCCCGGCCACGATATTGTCCCACACACGAGCAAGAACCGGGTTTTCACCAGGCCGCTTGATGTTGACGCGGCTTTCACCGACCAAAATCCGTTTGACTTCCAAAAGCTCAGCAACTTGCTCTTTGGTCGCGCGGCCCTGATCGCCCGAATTGCCATGTATTGCTTTCACGACTTTGGGGTGTTTGCGAAATGCCCGCCAGGACACATGACCAAACGCCAACTGGTTTGGTTTTTGCCAGCACGTTGACATCATATCTTCAATGAGAGTGATCGGGTCACTGTCAGGGTCGTTAAACAGATCTGAGCCTGACAAAGCTTCCACATGGTCGGGGTGATAGTTCGCCGGGTCTTTGACCAGGTTGGCACAGCGCACCTCCCGGTCGAGCATAACGATATCTGTAGCGCGTTCGGTTGCCCGGTTTTCGGGGTTCCATTTGTTGCGTTTGGCTTCTTCAATGGTCACATTGTCAAGCGGCACATCAATGCCAAAGGCATCAACTGAGGCATCTTTTTCTGTGCCGCCAATTTCAACCTGATTGGGAGCAGAGCGACGCCCTACACGGGTATCAGGGAGAGAAAAGTCCTCGCCCTCGCTATACTCTTTGTATTTGAAAGAGCGGGAGGTTGGGACACGCGGCAACACCTCGTCACCAATCAAAGTGTAGTCCGGATTTTTGTAGGCAATGGCGATGGCCGTCATCACCGCGCTTTCGGTAAACTGGTCAGTGGCAGACATAAAAGATCATCCTTAAAACAGATCAATACGAGGGAAATGAGCTGGAGACTTAGCCGGTGATGTAACCGGGCAGCACGTGCATGTCGGCCACCACACCAGCCTTGGCTGAGCACATGGCATGGCCTGCAATGGGAACGGTTTCGCCATCTGCTGGATTGGCCTTAACGGCGCGACCTTGCGCATCTGCGATCAGCGGATCGCCAAAGGCCACATCGCCGCCAAACTTCACAGCGCGAATGTCATCGTGATAAACATCAAGGCGAGCTTTATCCTTTGCCCCGCGTACGCCAGAGACCCCGAGGATCTTGTCCCCTACAGTGGCTTGTTTGACGTGGCCGTCCTTAGTACCTGGCGCAATCAGGCAGTACTGATCTGCAACGCCCTGACTGGTGTAGTTTTTGATGAGCCCGAATTGCTGCATCTGAAATCTCCAATAAAGTTGAAATGAGGAAGCGGGTTAGAGCGGCTTAGACTGCAAAACCGTGCTTCTTGCGCACATGCAACACAGCATCACTGGTGGAGACCTCAATCCCGGCCTCGCGCTGACCTGCTTGAAATTCAACAGCCTCACGAGCAATGGTCTCAGTATCAGTCGTACCATCAGCGGGCGGGTCGCTAAGGTCTGTCTCGCCAAACTCAACGATTTTGGGCTGGACTTTGAAAAGGTCTTTGGTCAGACCAAGCAAGTCTTGCGTTTTGGTGGTATCACCATCGGCAAAATCTACTGAGCCCGCATAGTTACCCGCCAGACCATCAAGAAGGGCCACCACACGGGGTTTGTGGCTGGTTGCCAGTCGGCCTTCATTGATAAGGTCTTCTGCAAAGTCCCCATGCTCTTTGTGGCGGGCCTCACTCTCGCGCTTATTCAGCTCATCTTCGCGGGCTTGCAGGGTTGCTTCACGAGCGGCAAACTCAGCGCTCTGGGGTGTCTTTGGATTGGGCACCGGGTCATCCTTTACTGGAGGGTTTGAAAAGTCATCTGTGACGGGCTCAGGGGTGGTTCCGGCATCATCGATCCAGCTGATCTCCCAGTCTGAGATCACTCTGTCGGCAGTCTCCAGGCCGTGCTCTTCAATGAAAAAATCACGGATACGGCGAAACACGCTGGCCACGTCCTTAAAGGCGCGGTCGCCAAATTCGATTGTGAGCGTGTCGTCATCACCCTCTGCAAACTCGACAGGCTTGAGACCAGAGACAGCAGGTGCGGCACCGCCTAAGAAGCCCACATGGCGCGGGTAAAGCTCATCGCCTGCTGGATTGCTGGAGGCTCCGGGCTGGAAGAAGCTCATGGAGATTTTCTTGTAGCGGCCTGTTTCCACGGCCTCGCTAAAGTCTGGATCAAGTTCGCCCACTTTCGCAATCAAGCGCTCAGCTGCGTCATCGTAGGAAAAGCTCTGGACCCAGCCATAGGCCGGATCGTTGGTTTTGGGGTGACCCACCACAACCGGCACCGGGTTGGCGTTGGCATCATAACGCTTGGCCAGAGCACTCAGCTCGTCTCCGGTAATGGAAAACGATGTACCACCCATGCTGGTAAACGTTCCCGGACGAAACACTTCAATCTGTTTGGTTGTGGTCTGCTGGCCGCGTTTCGGCATTTGGGCGCTCTCCAACGAGTAATCTCAAGTTGAAGGCAGTTTCGCAGGTAGAACTAAAATGAGCGCCGGAACTGCATCCGAAGCTCAGCGCTTATCACTGTTCTTAAAGTGGCGGTAAATCATAGAGGCAAACAGCGCATTCGCCAGCTGGCCGCGACCGGGTAGCTCCTCGACCGGTCAAATACATCTCAGACAGGTTTCTAACGGGCATCTAACGGGCCTTGCTATGAAATTAGGTGTGGTTGATGCAGCCAAGCCCGTCAGGGCATCACAGCCGCCTTAAAGCGGGCGCGGACATAAACACGATTGGAAAATGAAATGGGCGGGATCAGCGACCAGGTAGAAGAGCGCTACTATGACCAGCTCCACCGCAGCAATGAAAGCGCCCATATCAGTACGGTGGTCAACGCCTTCAGCCATAACATGCGAGCCAGAATGTTGGCGAATATTGACAAGAAACACGGCTGGGATGATCCGCATCAACTTAGGCCAGCGAGCTGAAGAAGAAGCTACTGGTGGCGGTTGTTGATGAGGATTGGATCAGCGTGGGCAGCTACGCCATGATGGTGAGTGGGCGGGGAGGGAGATCCTATGCAGATAGTTAAGATTAAAAATAACTATGTTAGCTTTCTAAAAAATTTGATTGCAAAGACAATGTATATAAATATTACTAATTTTCATCTCAAGTAGTAATAAGTACCCGATATAAATTACGCGCACTTTTTAGAGTGTTTGCTTTTCAATTGTTCTAAGAATAACGGAAGCTCATGTTCCATTGCACGGTTGAAACTTCTATGACCATTGAAAGGGCGTTCATTTTCTTTGGTGTTCGCGTGGTGGTACTTTGAAAGTAGCCAGTGATAGAAGTGGATAAAACCCTCAATACAGACATCAGAGAAGTACTTTCCGACAAAAGCAGTATTTGACAGACCATCGTTCAGAGGCATCTCATCGCCGTGTACAATATCGCCTCTCTTGGAGTAAAACTCATCAACTTTTCCATTTAGATTAGGACGCCAACCGGAATATTCGAGAAATAAACGTGACCGTGCTACTAGTTGGTGTTTCTTACCTCCTTCACTTGTGACGAAGAGTGCTTCCATGCAGTTAGAAAAAGCAACGACCCTCTCGGCGCTGCTTATCGGACTGTTTCCGATGTCCAGCCATATCATTGCTGTAACGATCTTAGATTCAAGATAATCCCATTGACTAAGATTTACTATTTTTTCAATCAATCGCCCAAAGGCAATGAACCAAGAACGAGATGCTGCAGATAATAAATGCTCAACTTCCTCGTTGTTACCATTTAATATAAAGCGGCGTCCCCATCCTAGGTTTATTTTTGAAGGATCTACTCCTTCAGGCTCAGATGTAAGTGCGTAATTGGTGAGACCGGGCATTGATTGCTTTTCAGTGCCGAGCCATTGTGCCGGTTCTTGCTCCAAACGCGATTTGATTGAAGCAATTGCCAAGCGTACACATAAAAATGCCCGTTCCTCGGCAAGTTTCTTATCAAACCCTGATATTTTTATGCAGGCGACCCAATTTTGTACTGCATAAAAATCTTCAAATTTACTAAATTCCAGTGAATGATAGGCTTCAATTCGTTCAGAATGACTGGCGGCGAAACTCTCTTTTTCTATGAATGTGACGGGGCCTATTTTGAATTGTGTCATTCCTTGAAAAGCAGGGACAATACACGGAATATAGTATTCTCTGGGCGCGCATAGATTTGCGATTGCTTTCTTTATGCAAGTTTCGATCACAAAATCTTCTTTATATTCTTCTTGCTGCCAAATTATGCGACCGAGTTCTTTCTTTAGAATTTCAAAGAATGGATCTATTCTTACCCGACCGAATAAACGCTCATCATCTGCGATAATCTCTCTTGCGAGAGTGATTAGTCTTTGGTGCGCGTTCTTGCCGATAAATAGCTCCCGTCCGTTAGGTAGGGGAAGTTTGCAAAGCCAGCCACCATCTTGCAATGCTTGTCGGTACTTTTCTTTATCTTTTACGATTGCTTGGTGACGGATCAACTCACTCTTAACATAATCAAATACACTACGTATTCGACGTTTTTCTTCCCTGTTCACCTAACACTCCAAATTCACCAAAATCTTTTTCTACATGCCTCATTTGGAGAAGCGACTGCGATCACCTTGAACCGCTAAACAAGCAGTTAGGATGTCGACTGAGTTCTCCAAAAAAATCTACTATGAATATTGCTCTTGCGACTTATGTGAAATACTCGTTGCAACCTATGCGTGGTAGGTCCATGGGGCGATTATGAAGAATCAATTTAAAGGATATTATGGTCCGAGTGAAGAAGTTCGTAAAGAAATTTGGAAGCAAGGCACCTTCGTTTTCGATGCCAATGTCCTTCTCAATCTCTATCGATACTCAGAAGATACTCGCGATCAGTTTATCCGTCTTCTCAAGAATGAATGTTTGCGATGCTGGCTCCCAGAGCAGTGTGGAGCAGAATATCTTTCAAATCGCTTAGCAGTTATCTCTGAGCAGATAAAAAAGTACTCTGAAGTAAACGATAATCTCAATGGTTTACAGGCTTCCTTTGACGGTCAAAAAGGCCACCCTTTCCTAAGAGCAGCTTCGTTAAAAAAACTAAAAAAAACCATCTCTGACATGAAGACAGAGTTGGATGAAAGCAAACAAAACATTGCTGATTGGATCAACGATGATCCAATCAAAGAGGCATTTGCCGAGATCTTTGAAGGTAGAGTTGGAGAGCCATTTTCTAAAGAAGAATTAGATGGGATTTTTGATGACGGTGAGGACCGTTATGAAAGGAAAATACCGCCCGGCTACAAAGATGCGAGCAAGTCACCAAACGCAAAAACCATCGAAGATAAAAAGAGAAAATTCGGAGACCTAATATTCTGGAAGCAGATCATCAAAAAATCTAAAGCGGACGGGCAATCAATCATTCTAGTGACAGATGATAACAAAGAAGATTGGTGGCTGTCAGCTAATGGTCGTACTGTAAGTCCGCGTCCAGAATTACTAAGTGAGTTCTTTGCTGCAACAGAGCGTGAGATACTTATCTACAATCCATTCCGATTCTTAGAGCTTGCGAAGAAGAACCTCAATGAGAAAATTACTGAAACTGCGATTGATGAGGTCAAAGAAGAAGAGCAAACGCGCGAGTATTTTGTAAATAAATGGAGCCAGAATGTTATAGAGCATTCTAATAATAAGACGCAGTTAGAGTTTTATGGGTTGGAATCTTCTAGGCAAAATCTAATAGGAGTGAGTGGCACAAAAGAAGGGAGTGCCGCGGGTGAGTATCAAGAAAATCAGAGGCAAGTCACCGTTGAGCAAGTAGGCTTTCTTTTAAGAGAGTATTGGAACGCATTATCTTTGTTTCATACCTTTAAATCTGACCCAAGTATTCTATCTGCGAATGACGTTTACACCAAAATTAGAGAACTGAGATCTGGTCGCTTGAGTCTAGAGTTGGACACGCTTGGGTTTGGGGCACCGAAAAATTTAATTGATGAAATTAGAAGTTTGCTCCGAGATATTAAAAAACTTGAAGAAGATGTCAGAGATTTTTTATCACATATAGGGATGAACATTGATGAATGATGGAGGCGTAGTAAACGAAAGCGTTGAACTATTTTGAGATTATTTAAATCTCCAGATACCCTTCTAGCGTCTCCCTGACCAACCCCTCATCCCCACGCCCGATGCCGATGTAAGGCCGTGCTGGAATGGTGACCTGTTTGGCTGCAAATTTGCCGCCCATGTAGGGGATCAGCAGGAATGGCACGCGGCGCGGTTTGATGGTTGCGCCGTACTGGTTCACCCAAACCTTAGGGTGGTTGAGATTGGTGCCCACTTCCGCTTTATCCGCTGAAGCATTCTTATGGATAGAGCGGAACAGTTCCCCAGTGTCGCGGAGTATCCCAGATTTGGAACGTCTGTTGTCCAGTGTGACAGGGTGAAGCGCGGGCCAGTTTGAGCCGTCAGGAGTTTTTTCCTCCCGGATACGCTCCTTGGTTTCATCCAGCAGCACCTCGCCAATGATGTCATGAACAGTGGCCGTATCTTCAACGCGGCCTGCCGTGTCTTCAATGGCCGCTTTAAAGCCCTCGCTATCCAGAGATAAGGTAATCATTGAACTGAATGCCTTCTGTGCTTATATTTGAAAAGAGTGATGACAGCGCTTGCTGATGTATGCCCCCCGGCGTTGAGGTGGGATCTTAAAGATCAGCGAAAGCGCGGTTGTGGACCGCCTTAAGCAACCCATCACTTTTTCTCCTCAGATCGTCTGTAAAGCAGAGCGCCCGCACGGTGATTTTCAAGGTACTTGGTATCCCGCTTTTCTTGACGCCCACGAGTTGGAGTAAATGCTGTCTGGCCTTCCCAGCCTTTGCGTGTGTAGCTGAAGGAGACGAAGCCTGCCGCGTCTTCAAAGTACCGCAAGTAACGGCGCACGAGGATGGGTTGCCCCAATTCATTGACGCTCCAGTCCACCCAGATCTCATCGGGATCGGTTAGGCTAGCAGCCAGATAGGCCACAAACACCTCACGGCCAAACTTTTTTACCTTCCACGCACCAGCCCCGTTCTTAAACAGATCATCGGAAACGGTTATCGTATGGCCCGATTTATCGCGCACCAGCTTCGCTTTGCCTTGTTCAGCTCCAAACGGCTTTAAGAACGCCTCCACATAGTCTTCCTCGGTAAGGTCTGGCGGCAGCGGCTTCAGATCCGGTGCAGGCTTTGCAATCTCGTCAAGTGCAGGCAGGTCAGGTTCCGGCACCGGTTTGGGGCGAACGGGCTTAACGACCCCAGCCTCATCAGGAACCAGATCTGGCAGCGCTGGTTTAGGCTTTAAGGGTTTTTGCAGCTCTTTGGGCACAAGGCCCTGCGACCAGCTTTGTCCCGGCGCATAGCCCCAGCCCATGCCAACGTCCTTGGGGTAGTTGATCAGCTCGCCGGTCGCCGGGTCTGTTGTAATCTTGTATTTGATGCTTGGCGCAGTGTCCGGGCCATCCTTGCCAAGGCGTTTCAGTTTAGCTTTAGAGACCGTGCGGACACCGCAGCTGCACAGCCAGTCATTAGGCGGGTAATAGGTATTCCACCACGGATCATCAGCCCGCAGCACCATGCCGTCCCACGCTTTGTGGGAGACACGGGCGGTTTTGGGAACACGCTCATAGGCGTGAACATACTGCCAGTACGGGAAGGCCTTAAGGGTGGCCGGGTCTTGCATCTGCTTATAACGGCCCGCCGCATGGGCACTGCGCAGGTTGGTGTCATAGATCACCCGTGCCCGCCACAAACGCTCGCCGTTATGGTCCCAGCCATGGCGTTTGACGATCTTGTCAAACTCATCCAGAAAGCCGGGATGGTAGGTGTCATCCTTATCCAGCCAGCCCTTAAAGGGCTTGCCCTTGGCAATAGCATCATCAATCGCCTTTTGAAAATCTTCCAGCAGCGCATCTTTTGTTGCGCCTGCAACGACAAAGGCCCGGTCGTGGCCCTGATGAAGCATATCGCTCCAGGCCTTTGTTGGAAGGCGCACCTTTTGGCGGTGGAACGCCAGCGCTTCTTCAAAAGGATCTGCAAACTCAGCGCTGTCGTTAGCCTGATTTTCTATTTTTTTTTTGAGCCGCCAGACTGAGGGCCGGTTGGAGTGTTTCCGGTTTCTTCAATCACCTCCAGACGACCCGTGGCTTCAGAAAGTGCAATGGCATCGCCCATGAGATTGCCAAGCGGATCAACCTCAAGCTCGGCATAAGCCTCCAGCAGAGCCTCGGAAGCTGCCTGATAGTTCTCCGCACCGTCCAGCTTGTCTTTAATGCCATCAATCCAGTTATGAATTGCAGGCCCGGCCAGCTCTTCCAGTTGCCGGGACAGATGATCAACAGGACTTGTTTCACCTGTTGCAAAGTCAGTGCTTTCCTGCTTGCTGCCGCCTTTCACGATTGAGCCTTCTGGCGTTAACGGGAGCGTGTATTTGACAACTTCCGTACCCAAAACATTGCCCAGCCATTGGTCAACGTCTTTGGGCTCATAGCCCTGCAGGCGGGTAGCTTCCAATATCCGCAGTGCAGATTGTTGCACCCAGCGCACCTTACGCTCAACATCGGCTTCATCGCTTTGATTGCGAGGTCGGGGCCGCCAGACCTTAGGAGGGCTGGCAGCAGGCCAGTTGAGTTCGCTGATCCATGTAATCAGCGTGGAATTGAGCGTCTCACACAGCTGGTCACTGTCATCATCAACAATGCCATCGGTTTCATCGGCATGGGTCTGGCTGGCAGCACGAGAACCCTGACCCTTTACACCCGTTGCAAGGGTTGAACCTAAAACCACTTCTGCTGTTTGCTCATCCCAGTAACGGCACCAGGATTCATATCCAGCTTCCCCAGAACGAGTGGCTTCCAGAAAATCTACCTCAGTCCCAATGGGCGCGACCAATGCGCCTTGACTGACCATTTGGCGAAGCACGCCAAGCAGCTTGTCCTGCTCTTGCTTGGAGGTACCGTGTGCGTATTTTCCAAATGGAATTGGACTTGCGAACTTGTCCATAAACTTCATCCAGAAGGCGACACCTTCACGCTTGAACAAAACATGCCAGAACAACACAGACCCAAGCCCGTGGCCAAACGGATTGTTCGCATTGGCATCAAAGCGGTGCACGATGAACTTGCGCTCTGGCAGTTCTTCACCTTCCTCCCGGTTATCAACGGTGAGCAGCCTGAGACGCCAGTCCGCATCAAATGTAAACCGGCTTGGGTTGTGGTCTTTAATTTTGAGCGGAGCGATCAGGCCCTCCGCATTGCGGAACCACACAATCTCACCAACGGCAAAACCCTTGAGGATCGCTTTGAGAAGAGCTTTGCAGATCGCATCAAAGGGCAAGACTTTCAGGATAGCTTTCACGCCTTCAGCAGCGGTGATATCAATTGCCTCATCACTTGCAGGCTCAACCTGCCATTCCCGCCGTGTGACCTTGGATATACGTTTGGACAGCGCTGTGCGTGCCCGCGCATCCTGCAAAACTTCATCATAAAGCTTGAGGCCTTTTTTCTCGCCCTTGGCTTCAAGTGTCGGGTCTTGCGGCTTTAAGATATCGGAGTAGTTTGCGATCGTAATATCGTTTTGCGCGGTCGCAATCAGTTGCCCGCCCTTGGCTGGAACACTGGCCGGAACGGCCTGCTGTGCAAGATTACTTTCAGCTTTACCGGAAGCCTTGTTCTTTTTCGTTTTTTTACTCATAGGCGAAATCCTTCAAGCGGGCTGGATGAGGCAAGCGGCGCAGTCTTAATGGTGCTCGCATTCAAGGTGGTAAAGGCCATGGAAAGGGTTTGGGTCCACAGCATCTCAAGACAGTCTGGGCCGTCATCATGAGCAGCGTTCGGCCATTGCTGAAGCTGGTCAATCAGGGTTTGATGGGCTTTGTTAAAGCGGATCAGACCAGCTGCTGCGGGCGGCTGCAAACGCTCAATGCGCAGGTTCTTATCTGCAATGGGCGTGACCGCAAAACACGGCATGGCAAGACCCGCCTTGGCTGCTGCCTTCATTAAGTCGGTGCGCAAGAGTTCCTGGAACTGAACGGTCTCCACAAACCAGCCCTGACAACCGTAGATACGCTGTAAGGCAATGGCGTCCTCAATGATTACATCAGGAAGGCGCTTGCGGATGGAGGCTTCCACCACGTCCAGCGTCTGTGTCTCTTGATCAAATCCACCAATCAGGATCGCGCTTGGGTCACGGTTCTTGTTGTGCTTGCCAAGCGAGGGATCAATCGCGCCAAAGTGCAGCCAATCGCGTTTGATCTGCACATAGTAGGTCAGAGCACGGAACGGATTGCCCTCACTCATCGGCTTATTCTGGTATTCGCTTTCAAAGGCGGAGTGTGATCCGGCGCGCTCCTTCATCAGAAAGTCTAGAGGATGCAGCTCCGGCCAGTTGAGCACCGCGCCCTTGTTCATCTCCTCACGCTGTGCAGCATAAAACGCATCTGCGGCGGGCTCGCCGTCATTGAGATAGATCTCTTCCCACTTGTCCCATAGATCCATGCGGTCCGGCCATTTGAGAAGGGCCTGGTATTCTGCAACCCGCCAGCGCGGCTTTTTAGAAACCCGCACGATCACCGCATCAAAGTGCAACACCGTGCCCGCATAAAGCACGTCCATACGTCCATCGGTGGAGCCCAGTTTCAGAACAGCCTTCTCAACCCAGTTCTCAAGCTTCTGCCTTTGCTTAGGGCTTTCAACGTTTTCATCGTTTTCAATGTCGTCCAGGATCACCAGATCCGGTCGATGGGGACCATGACGGCGACCGCGTAGCTTCTTGCCGGTGCCAAAGCCTTCCACCTTGATATTGTTACGGGTGATCAAATCTCCTTCACGCCATGTGCGGCCCTGACCGACAACCTTGGGAAAGTCATAGGCAAGGCGTGGGTTGCTCTCCAACTCGGCCTTCAGCGCTTCCACCATGACAGCGGCCTGCTCAAAAGCATCCATAATCAGCATGATGTAATGCTTCAAACCGCGCACAATGCACCACAGCGGGAAGATCAGCGATACATGGGTGGACTTGGCAGAGCCGCGTGGGGCAGTGATCAGCTCACGCTCGCCCTTTTCAGTTGTAACGATCAGCGGCAAGTTTTGATAAAGATCCAGATGCAGCTTGCTCGGCGGGCTGGTCAGGTAATGGGGAAAATAGGTTTCGGCAAAATAGCGATAGCCGGTGGCCGGATCAACCACCGCCCTGATACGCTCTTGCCGTGCGCTCTCGTCAATGGGGAAGGCATCAACGGAAAGCTCAATTTGCAGACGCATACTCTCTGCAAGCTCGGCCAGTTCTTTCTTAAAGTCCTTCCCGGAAAGCTTTTTAGGCTGTCTCATCCGTAGACCTCTGCCAGATACTCGCCAAACGGCTCCAGCACTTCTAAAAAGGTCTGCGCATGGTCAGGGTGATGTTTACGGATGAACTCAGCAAAGCGCTGCAGCACATCTTGCGCCACTCCAAGTTCTGAGAGTTTGGGCGCAACCCGTCCGGCAGAGGCCACCATCTTGTTGAAGGCATCAGACAGGGACGCCATCAGCTTCACTTTTTCAGGTGGCTCAATGGTTTCAGAGACTTTGATCTGCTCGATGGTTGCCTGGAACATGGAGACAAAGTCTTCAACCACGGTTGCCACCACGGCCTCCAGCCCTTCGCCTGCAAGAGCGTTGGCAGAGCGGGCTGCATCCCAGTTGTCACCACTCGTTGCCGCATCCTTCTTCCAGCGCCGTAGGGTGCTTTCAGACACGCCAATAGAAACCGCCACGGTCGGGATTGCTTGCCGGTCGAGAACAAACAGCCGCCGCGCCAGTCGCTTTTGATCTGCCTTGGACGGTTTCTTACTCATTCAGGCACCCAACTTGTTTTTGACAAAGGCAATGGATACGGAAACAACAGAAGCCGTAATGACACTGTTGACCACGGACTTAGTCTCCACGGCCCGCAGGCGCGTGTCCTGTTTCTCAAGGCGCTGCTCAACACTATCGAGCTGCTTGGCCATGCCCTTCAATAGCCCTTTAATCTCACCCAGATCCTGTGCAATCTTCTCAGGCATTATCGAGCCCTCCGGGTAGATGCGCCGCGAATGGCTTTTTCAAAAGGACGGGTGAGGAAGTACGCGCCGACGATCCAGCCAGCCCACGTCCCAAGAGGATCTGGCAGCTTGGCTACATCCCACTCAAAGTGAAACAGGCTGTCAGCCACAATCGCCCCGGAATGAATCACAATCGGCCAGGCAAAGGCAGGCCGGATCATGGCTGTTACCCACCAGCCTTGCTCGGCCAGCACAATGTCACGGGCTGCACGGCGGCTTTCCAGCTCGGCTTTCAGCTCTTCAGCAGCAAGGCCTGCGCTGATACGCTCGCGCTCATTATCACTATCAGCGCGTTTTTCCAGATGGCTCAAAACCCGATCGAGGGCACCTCCACTGAGCCAGCTCAATCCTTTGGCCGCAATAGAAAGAAGGAAACTCATCCTGCGTGCCTCCAGTTCTGTGCATCTTCAAGGCGGCGTTGTTTGATGTTTCGTGCCAGATACCAGATCCCCAGCCCAACCCCGGCAATCAGGAGCCACTTGTTATCGGAGGCAAGCTCCATCAGCGGGGCAAGCTGGTGACGAAGCTGGCTGAGCTGTTCAGCTCCCGTGCCGAGCTGATCCAACAATCCTTGAGAGGTCTCTCCAAGTGCGCCCGCGCCGACACTGGTTCCGACCAGAACCTTTGCAACACGCGTCAGGTCATCTGCTTTTTTAACGGTTTGTGAGCCCGCCGCCCGCAAGTCGCGGAGGGTCATGTCGGCACGGGCCTCTTCGTGTCGCTGAGCCAGAGGCACGGCCTGCTCAAGAGCAGTTTCAGTGTTGCCTCCAACTTTCCCGTCTGGCTTTAGGCCGTGCTCCACCTGAAATGCCACCACAGCGCGCCGGGTGGCTGGACCAAAATCACCATCTGGGCGCAGAGGAAACCCAACTGTTGCCAGACGCTCCTGCAAGGCTTTGACCCGGTAGCCGGAAGAGCCAAGGCTTAAGATAGTCTCAGAGGAGGAGGCCTGCGAAGCGCCAGAGGAGCCGGTCGCAAAGTTGTAAGTCGTACCAGCAATGCGGGCGTAGGCTTCAGCAAGCAAAGCAGCATAATAGTCCACCTGACCTTTGCCGTTATAAATCCGGGCGATTGCCCGCCAGTCTTTGGCTTTTAATTCTTCGCGCAGACCAGACGTTTCCAAAAAAGAGACAAAGGCCTTAATCTGGTTTTCGCCGTTTGCAGCAAGCGCGAGAACAAAATCCTGCACGCTGTCATAACCGCACATGGAAAAGTTGAAACCCATGATCTGAGCAAGGCCGTAAGAGCAAGCTTTCAAAGCTGCCGTCTCATCAAGCTTTGCCATCTTTCTCAAGCGGTCCCAGCGGCGATTTGAGCCAGAGCCTCCAAGCCCTTTGTAATTCTTTTTCTTCCAACGCTTGGCAGCAAGGCCGAGAGTGACGGCCTTAAGCCGCTTGGACTTAGGTAGTTCGCGGTAAAATACGTGCTTTTCTGGAAGCAGGATCAGGCGGCCCTGATCATCAAAAGGGGCTCCCTTGCTTTCCACTTCCAAAACAGCCTGCAAGACGGCCATTTCGCAGCCAAGCCGGGCCGCTTCCTGTTTAAGCAGTGGCTCTGTGGAGGTTTGAGTACCGCGTGCACGGCGCAATTTTTCTACTATAAAAGACATGAGGCCCGCCTCAGCTAACAATCACTGGGGCGAGCCTCATATATTTTGGGATCTCGTGCGACGGAAGCAGTTCCGCAAGGGGTAAATCATGGAGGTTGCTCTTTTAGCAAATCCTCCAGGTCGATCTGACGTGGGTCAACCGGTTTGCGCCTGGGTAGTTTCTTGCCCGAGACCAGGGTACGGGCATAGCGCTCAGAAACGCCAAGTTCCAACCCAATTGCGAGTGTTGTCATGCCATCTTTGCGCATTTTTAACGCCGCTTCTCTGGTCTCCCCCCGGCCCACATGGGTTGGGATATAGATTTTGTTGCCCGGTAATTCCGCAATCAGTAAATCGGCAAAGACACGGTCAATGAGCGCTAAAGGATTGTTCTGGCTCCACTTGAGTGGGATTTTCACTTCCACCCCCGGCAGCTTGCTTAAAAGCTCCTCAACCACCTCCTTGCCGCAGATGTCATAGATATCACGCATGTCCTCAGTTAGATGTTTTGCTTCAACCATGACGCCCTCCAGACCGGTTGGAGGGAACGATCGTAACTGGGTGAAACTCAGCCATGAGCGCCTCCCAAGATTGCAAATGGCCCACCAGACTGATTGAATGTGCACATCACATTCGATTGTTTTAAAAGGTATTTACTATGAGATTTGCGCTTGCTCTGTTTGTCCTGTTGTTTGCTTCCAGTGTGCAGGCCGAAACAAACCCTGAGCCATGGCAGGAGGATGCCATCGAAAAAGTTCTTGAATATAACCGGATTGATCACGCTCAATGGAATAGTGAACACATCCTGCAGCTGTTTTCTTCTGCAGCGTGGATTGACTGGTACCTTGTTATTGACCAAGTCATTTGCAAGCAGTTTCTCCGCGACATCAAGAAGCCGAAGGACCACAGCTTTGTAGTGATAGTATTTCAAACTGGTACAGAGAAATCGCTTGAAGTTGGCCGCTGTCACTAAAATCATTCTGATAACCTCCCTTCAATCTTTTTCAGAGCTTCAATCAAAGGGGTGGCCTGATCATAGGTCAGCCACTCGGGATCATCGACATCACTGCGGTTTTTGACAAAGGCGCGTAAGGCATCTTTGTAAGGTATCTTCCAGTAACCAAGATCATCCAAGCTTTTAGCCAGAGCGTATAGCTTACGCACATAGCCCTTGCTGGAGGCAGGGCGGAACGCGCCGCCCTGCTTTTTTGGCTCCCAGCCTAGACATTTGAACTCGGTTACAACGCGCAAACGTTGTCCCTCACTCAAACCCTTTGCACTGCGCTTGCCCGTTACCCGCTCCAGCACATCCCGGTAGCTGTCCTCGTCAAGCCCCAGATCCTTCTTCGCAATATGAATTTGTGCAAGATACCGGCTCATTGAAATTCTCCTTAAGAAACCGGTCCAGCCATGCCGAGCGCATGAAGGTAAAGGTCGAGGATGCTTTCTTCTTCCTCCCGTTCGTGCGGCTTGCGTTTGCGAAGGGAGATAATCTTACGCATCACCTTCACGTCAAATCCGTTGCCCTTCGCTTCTGCGTAAACATCCTTAATGTCGTCTGCGAGGACCTTCTTTTCCTCTTCCAAGCGCTCAACACGCTCTATAAATGCGCGGAGTTGATCGGCTGCTACGCCACCTGCGTTACTCATAATGCGGCTCCTGTCCGGTTAGCCGGATGCCCGACAGGGCACCCATTCTTCATATCTGTGGTTGTGGTGTAAATCTGGGTTGGGCCATCCTCATGGTTTACTGAAACGATTCCGCAGATTTGATGACCACGGCGGTTCCAGTACTCCTTGATAATATTGAAACGCTCATGCTCACGGCGCAGGTCGTATCCCATTTGCTGATTACTCATTATGGCCTCCTAGACAGCTGCAAGATCGAGAGAGATTGGGGTTTGCGTGCCTGTCATCGGGTCTCGTTGGTAAATCCGCAGGTATGTCTTAGATCCGGTGACGCGCACAGCGTCCGAGATGGCATCCATCGCACTTTGCCAATCTTCATCTTCGATATTGGAGCGGCGCAGTGCCAGAACGCGAGAGGTTGAAATCTTGCCCTCTTTGTCCACCTGAAAGGCATCATCCACCAACACCCGCAAGTTCTGGTTCGCACCTTCGCTCCATTTGCTGATGCACTGGTCAATAAGCGACTTAGCTGCTTCAAGCTCGGGGCCAAAACTGATGTGTTCTGAGATTGCGACCTGAACAGCCAGAGTTCCGTCATAGGTCAGCAGGGTCATATTGCCCTTCTTGCCACCACGCTTAGCACCGTACTTCTCGGCAATCAGATCACGGAAAGCCTGCACATCCCCAAGTGCATCGGCTTTAAACTTGGCAAGTCCTTTATTTAAACATCGGGCAGATTCAACGATCTCCTTTACCAGAGCATCTTCTTCCTGGTGCTCAAGCTTGATTGTCTCCAGCGGAACATAAGCACCTTTCGGGTTCTTCCAAAAACCTTCCGGGATTGTCTGAGCGTTAGTTTCATGTGTCATGGTCAATTCCTTTTTGAATACATTTTGTGTCCCGGCTCAGGGTCGGGAACACAGCAATTTTGGGGTCGTTGAAATGGGAGGCTTCCAGAGGTGTCACCTTGCTTTTTGCAAGGCGTTCCAAATGCTCAGCCAGTTCGGTTCCCGTTAGCAGGGATTGGGCAAATAGCTCATGAGCTTTAGGCTCCATAACCTCATTGCAACGTGAGGCTAGAAACAGAACGCGCAGCTCTTTCAGGAGGCCGCTTAGCATGCTGTTTCCTGACCTGTTCGGGAGGCGTTCAGGGAACAGCGCTGACAGGCTGCCCAATGGCGCAAGGCTGCCGGGTCACTGGTTGGTATGGCGCGATCACAGTTGCTCTGACAGCTTTCCCGGCTAATGTCTGACCCAAGGTATGGGCACAGCACGCGGTCACAAAACCGCTCAATGGCACGGCTTTCAAAGCGATCTACTCGTCCACCATTGGCCTCAAGTTTTCCAGCCAGATAAAGACTGACTGCCGTACGTGATACGTCCAAAGCATCTGCAACAGCTTGTCTGCTTCCAAGTGTTGCCACCTGTTCTTCAAGGAGGCCGCGTACATCTATTTGCATGATACGACCTCCCCGGAATTGCCCAGGTTATGGTCAAACAAAGTATCGTTGGAACGTCTCCATACGGGTGCTATTGGTCCGGTATCATTTAAGAGGCGCCATCGTCTGAACCCATTTGATGTTGGTTTTGTGCTTGGTGCGCAGCGGGGCAACACGATCAAATAACCATGCTTCACAAGTGTACGTAGGTAACCGTGCAGATTGTTTTCTGCAGTTTTCTCTCCGCCTAGTTTTGTGGCCATCAATAGGTCTGCAATCGAAAACGAGTTGCCCATTCGCATGAAATTCCAGGCTCTCTGGCGTAGAGTATCTTTATGAGGAACTCTGCAAGCGCCACGGTCCGGTTTTATTGGTCCGCTTGTGAGCTGAACACCATCCGCAACAGCTTTCTTACCTTCCGTGGTGAGTTGAAAGCAGCCGATCTCAACTCGTTCTGCGAGACCTCGGAATATGAGCTTGGTTGCGCCAAGAGAGATCTGTCTGCGATTTAAGTGTAGCTCGTTATCGAGTTCATCCATTGTCTTGCAAACACCGTCGCAAAGACCGTAGAGAACAGCGGTGGGAATGGCTCCTGGTAGGTTGCTCATTACAGCGCTCCTGGAACCATGACAGGTCGGTTGGAGGAGCGATCATTGATGATGGCTACCCCAGCCATATCAGCTAAAGTCAAACCACTTTGACCGGGAGGGTTGAGGATGCCATGGCGTTCGATGTTGGCAATGGCCTCTAAGATTTCGCGGTTGTAGCCACCAGATACTTTATGAACGAACTTCAAAAGGTCGTCGGCCACGGGCACTTCACAGCGCCCGTCGATCAGAGCCCTTACATCGTCTTCAGTGCATTTTTTGAAACGAACTTTTTGAGAAACACGGGAGGCGACCTGCGGAAAGCGCGTCAGGTTATCATTCACTTTGCCCATGCCCACCAAAATGACTGGCAGCTCAATCATGTCGGAGATATCGCGGATGGTCTCCAATATGGCTGATTTGCCGGAGACGTGGTCCGCCTCATCAATCACCAGACCAAAGGCCTTATTCTCAATGCCTGCAGAAGCTTGTCGTCCAGCCAATTCCTCAAGAGCTTTGCGGTACTTTTTCTGGAATGCATGAGGTGGGTGCACCCGTAAGGATTCCAACAACTCGTTCATGAACCAGCTCGGGGTCCATTCTTTCTTGGCCCGCAGGTATATGCTGCCTGTTTGGGCAACCCACTTTTGTAAAGTGGTTGTTTTGCCAAGTCCCGGTAGTCCGTCCACGACTACCAGACAAGCCTCTTGTGCACCCCGCTCATTCAGGGCAGTCAGCGCATTCAAAAAGCGCTGCACGTTGGAGGTCTTTACAAAGTCATTCCGCATCTGTTAGTTCCTTAAGTGCGTTTATAGGGGCGTCAGGCAGCGGCACGGAGGAGAGTTCGAAGGCTCTCCGTATCGATTGCAAGCGCTTCAAAAAGGTCCAGATAAGTCCTGTTGGTCAGACAGTCCGACAGGATTTTTTTGTCCAAATCAGTCATCTTTTCAGGATTATCCAGGACCCAAACAGCAAGCTCTTCCTTGGACTTAAATACTGGCCTGCCGGATTTGGTTGTGGGTTGAGGGCGCGGTTCATGAACTTCAATTGGTTCCGCCATGTGAACCACGTTGGTGTCGGACTGAGCCGACTTCATCACCATTGAAACAAGATTGTCGTCGGCGCGTTCTTCAAAGCCGGGGGCTGAAGCAAACACTTCCATGGGCTGCTCGCCAGAATGTTCCATGAGATAGCCCGGTCGTTGCTCCTGCTCGACACGGCGCAGCTTGTCTTCCAGCCGTTTGGCCGCTGTCTTCGCCTTTTTCTCGCGGGCGCTTTCGATAACCGGTTTGGGGAAGTAAGCTTGGCTGTTGCCTTCAAACTTGGCAGTGCAGATCAGCGCACCCGGAGTTTCAATGCCGTCCACATAATCAAGCTCGCGCACCCATACCTGGCTTGCATCCAGCATGTCATAACAAACCATGACTTCCCGGCGGTCATAACGCTCAAGCTCCAGAGCGAAGTAGCGGTTCTTTTCAATTGTTATGAGGCCACGGGAAACCTTGCGACGAACTGCCGGACGAGACAGGTCGTCACTGTCTTCCTTGTCAAGAGTGACGGCCTTGAAACCGTGAGATTCAAATTGAGCCCAATATTCATTGGGAGACATATGGCGAGTGTTGCCGGTGATGCTTCCACGCACCTGTGGCAGCGCAGAATGAGGTCGATCATTGTAGTATTGCAAAGCTCCATCAAAAATTTTGAGGAACTCGTTCCAGCTGATGAGTAACTCGGATGCGCCGGTTTCTTTAAGGTCATTCTTGATCTTCTTGTGTAGCTTCAGCGCGGCTTCCCGGTCCAGATCACGACCAGCATAGCTTGGCAGCGTTTTGGCAAGGCGGGTGTAAACTGATCCGTTAAACCGCTCAATAATACCGCGAGCCTGCGAGTTGTAGGCTATGCTGTGTTCTTTGTGTGTGCCAAGGCGGCTCAGCATGCCTACTGCAGCTTCATCCAGCAGCAGGTTTTTGTAGCCCTTACCGTTGTCTACGTAGAAAATCGCAGCAACACCGCTTGTCATGCTGGCATTGCGCAGGGCTTCAGAAACATCGTAGGCCTTCTCATTCAGTCCGATGGAATAACCAACGCATTTGCGGGTCACTACGTCCAAAATGCTGGTGATCTCAGGGCGGATCGGATTGCCGGAAAATGGGTGCGCGACAAAAGCGTCAAAGGTCTTGCCGTCTGCTGTATAGATGTCGGTTGGTTCCAACCCTTCAGTTGACCGGTTCACATAGACTTTGCGGGCCTTGAGCGCCAGCAGACCTTCGCGGCCTTTATAGGCGGCAATCGGGTCGGCCTTCTTCAGCTTGGTTAGATAGCGTTTGACCTGGTCGTAACTTGGGGCCTGTGCAGGATTTTCCAGACTGGCGCGATACTGATCTAGTGCCAGTGCCACAGTTGGTTTACGTGGGTCCGCATAGAACTTCAGAAAGCCCGGAGCCCACTCGTAACGGGCAGCATTCAGCGCATCTTGTTTGCGTTTGCCGGGGATCAAGCCCGCAAAACCGCTTTCCTTAAATGCCTTGCGCCAGTTGTAAATAGCACGGCGGGAAATCCCAGTGCCCTTGTCCTTGGCTGTCCGCACCAGCTTAAGCAGCTGCTCCTCGTCTGGCTTGAGAACCTCTTGGCCCAGCAACCCTTTCACCTTGGCGGTGAACCCACACACAGCTTTGTCATAAGCCATGCCGCGCATGACCAGCTGTTCCACCATCTGCAAGATCTGCTTACGAGCTTCCGCAGCGTGACGTTGTGCGCCGTCAGCATCCGCCAAAGTCACAGCTGTTTTTGCGGGCGCTTTAGCCTGCACAACAGGCACGTCTGCGTTAAGACGCTCAATGTTGAACCGAGCTTCTAACGCTTTACGAGCTGGCTCTGGTAGTAAGTCAATGTGGTACTCCCAGCCGCCGCCTCGACCTTTACGTTTGCGGGCAAGGGAAGTAGATTGCCAGTCTGAGCGTTTTGCTATTAGCTGAACAGCACGTTCTGTCAGTGGGATGTTAGGCAGCCGAAAGTCAGCAAATTCAAGCGCCGTAAACCACTCACGCTTCGTACCGTTATCCGATAGGGCTGGAACAGTTCCGCTCATTTCAAACCCTTCCATTCTTTGTCTGCTTTCTGGATCATTTTCTTGATGCGCGTCTGCGCTTCTTCCATCAGTTGCCGTTCAATGAGAGGGCGATACTTCCGATCCACCACAATCATGTCAGTGCGAGCCAGAAGCTCGTTAAGCAGTTCTTTTGATCTCAAAACGGAAACGAGGCCGATCAGGCGGTACCCAGCAATATTGCTGGCTTCCCTTGCTTCGCTTGCCCATGCATCCAGACTGTCCCGGCTGATGGGCTCCCCAAGATGTTCAGACAGGGCTGCTGCGATTTCCTCGCGGCTGCGGCCATCCTCTTTCATGGCCTCAGATAAAGCCCGACAGACTTTGCCAGAAGGAGTTGCCGAGCGAACCCGCATCGGTTCAAAACGGGCCTCCACCTGTGGAGGCTGCCAGCTCAGTAAATCGTCAGTATGTTGGCAGCGGCGGGCTCTCATAGTGGGTATCCCACTCTGTAAGACGCGACTGCTACGCACAACATCCAAACCCAAAGCACAAACGCAGTGGTGAACATCCCAAGGGCAATCGCACTGGCAAAGTCTTTGAGGAGATTGTCTTGTCCCGCGTGATAATCAAAGCGCCGATAAAACCGCAGGGCAACACATCGTGTTGCGCGAGCCGTTCTCATGCCGCCACCTCTGCCTCGGTAAGTGGAGTGTCAGCGAGAGGTCGGTTTTTCTGACTAGCGCTTGGGCCGTGTTTGTCGCTATTGTAGATGACATGGGCAGAGCGCTTGCGCCGGTTAGGCCAAAGCTCTTCCAAAGGAATATTGAGATATTTGGAGATAAGCTCCGCGCCACGTCCGGTTCCGGTATCCAGAGCCTTGGTCAACGTGGTACGGTGCATGCCTTCTCTGGCAGCGATTTCGGTGAGCGTCCACTCTTTGCGGTGTAACTCAGCCTTGATTGAATGCTTGTCCCACTTCATTTGGGGTGTGCGTCTAGCCAT